TATGTTTTGTTAGGTCGCGAACTCCGTCAATACGTCCTGCCAGGTCCGGCCCCTTGCCCCGTTCACCGCAGTGGTGACCGGCATGTCCGCCTCGACCAGTGGCAGCGTCCATGCCCGCCACGGCTCCTGGGCCAGCCCGCCGACCCTGGCCTCGGTGATGCCGCCGACGTTGACGTACATGTCGTCGACGCCCATCCCGGGCGCAGCCTGCCAGAACAGCACGTTGCCGGAGTCGAGCAGCAGATGCAGAGCCTTGCGTTCCTCATCGGAGCGCGTCCAGATCGCGAGGTCGCCCTCCAGGCCCTGCCGCCGGCCACTGAGCACGACCTTGTTGCGGCGCCCTCGGACCACGAACGAGGCCTGGTCGATAGGCCGCTGCCAGTCCGGGGCCTTCTCCACCATGACCAGGCAGTTCCTTTGCGGATTGCCCGGGTCTTTCAGCCACGCGGTGTTGGCGTCGGCGAGGGTGAGCTGCACGCCGGGCGAGGACCGAGTGGAGGCGAGCACCCCGGGCGCCGAGTACAACTCGATGTAGTAGGCGAGCGCGACGTTGAGCGGGGCCTCGTGGTCCTCGATGACCATCGCGTCGGAGGTGATGGCCTGCTGGTCGATGAGCCCCTCGTCGCCGCGGACCAGGGTGCGCGTGCCGTCGGCCCCGATCCGGTACACGGAGATCAGCTGACCGACGGGCAGTTCCCGCAGATCGAGCTCGATGTAGCCGTCGGAGTCGAACGCGGTGACCGCGGTCTGCGGCAGCGTCTGCCACAGGCCGACAGCGTCCACGTACATCACCGACGAGGAGGCGCCCGCGACCGCCACGACCTCGAGGGCCGCCTGCACGGTGTTGGCCGGGGCGACAGCGTCGGTGATGAGCTGGTACCAGCCGCCTGCGGGTAGCGCGTAGGCCGTGCCTGTGCTGGCCCCGAGGTCGCTGCCCACCGCGTCGTACCAGTGGATTTTCACGGTGACCGTGGACCACGATCCGGCGCCCACCCCGGCGATGATCTGTGCCCGCCAGTTCAAGCCCGGCGCGCTCGGCACAGTGAACTTCGGGGAGCGGATCGTCGACGAGGAAGCCGTCGCCGACGACACGGCCAGGCTGTAGCTGCCGAAGTAGCCGGCCGCACCCCACGGCGTCGAGCGTGCCAGCGTGGCCGCCCCTGCAACGGTCGTCCAGCCACCGGCGTCCTGCTCGAACGAACCGTTGGCGTATGGGATGACCGAGCCGGCCACGATCAGGGAAGGCTGGAAAACGACCAGCTGATCGATTCGCAGCACCTGCCCGGCAGATGCACCGTCCAGGCCCGCCGCGACCGCGCACGTTGCCGCGGATGCCGGGGCAAAAGCCGACACCCGCTGCCTGTAAAAGCCCGTACCAGGCGGCGCCAGATACGCGCGCGTGGCCTGGATCTGGTTGCCGTTGCTGTCGTAGAACCGCAGCTCAATCCACGCCTGCGAGGACAGCACCGGCGGCGACAGGTAGCAGTAGGCCATGTACTCGGTGTTCGGTTTCACCGACGGCCGGTCCACAGTCGACACCGAGGCGTTGCCCGCCGCGGTCACGGTCATGGCGAGCATGTGACCGCCGGCCGTGTAAAAGTCCACCGGCCAGGTGGAGACCGGCACCTGCCGGGAGATGGTGGCGTTGACCTCGGCCGTCCACCCCGAGGCGTCGATCTCGGAGGATTCGACGTTGAAGCCGAACAGGTTGCCGTACTGCCGGATCGGCAACCCGAAGTACACGTTCTCGAAGAAGCTGAGGACGTTCGCGGCGGCCGGAGTGGACGACAGCAGCACCTGTGCCCGTGCCGCCCCGACCGGCGCCTGCCCGGCCACGCTGATCCGGTGCCAGGACGAGGACGCCGTCATGGGCGTCAGCGACCACGTGGTGCCCATGTCGGTGCCGATCCGCGACAGCCAGCGAATCCCGATCCGCTCCGGCACCGTGCCGCCCGACGCGTCCGCGAACGCGTAGTACGTCGTGCCCTCGGTGACAATGACGGAGCCGACGATACGGGCCTGCATCTCGCCCGCCGCCAACGACTTCATCTGCAGGCAGCCATCACCGTTCCGGCCACCAGACCCCTTCGAGATGGTGCAGTTGAGCTGAGACACCCAGCCCGTGACCACCGGGTCCATGGACTCGGTGGACGCGCTGAGGAGGTTCCCGGGAATCGACATGGGCGCCTCCTCAGCTCGCGTTGATGACGGCCATCAGCTGCTGCTGGCCTGCCTGCATGACCTGCTGCGCCTCACCCCGGACCCGGCCGAGGAACTCACCCGAGTCGAGGTAGAGGTCGCCCTGGAAGGACGCCGGTCCGCCTGAGCCGACTGCGGCGGTCATGGTTCGCCACTGCGCCCCGGTGAGGACCGGTTCGGGGCGACCGGTGCCGTTGTAGGCGAGCGTGTAGCCCGGCTGCAGCCAGCCGCCGCTGTCGTAGCCGGCGGGCGGCTTGTTGGCGTTGGCCTGCTGGACGTTGGTGATGTTGCCGTAGCGGCTGACGATGTAGCGGATCGCAGCAGCCACGTTCGCGACCGGGTCCAGGATCCCTCTGCTCCGCAACGAGGCCGGGACGTAGTGGTTGAACGTGCCTGGGATCGTCTGGGCCAGTCCCTGGCTGGGATGGCCCGCCTTTGCGTTGGAGTCCCACCGGTTGATTGCGTTGGGGTTCCAGCCTGATTCCCTCGTGATCAGCGTGTTGAGGCCGGCTTCCCACTGACCGAGCGTCCCGGGCGGGGGAACGCCGGCTGCGGCAAGCGCCTGGGTGATGATGGCCAGGCGCTTCCCCTTCGGGATCGTCCCGCCGATGTTGCCGCCGCCCCCACCGAAGCCCACGAGATCCTTCAGGCCCTTGAGGATCGCCCTTGGGATACCGAGGGCCATCTTTCCCCAGCCGCTGTTCTTGATGTCGTCCAGCGGCTTCACCAGCCTGCCGAGCAGGGACTCAAGAGCCTTGCCCGGGTTCTTCAGGAACGCGGTCGCCGAGGAGAACGCGCCCTTGATCTTCCCGCCGATGTCCTTGATGCCGCCCCACACGTCGCCGAGGATGCCGCCGTCGGCAAGCAGCTGGGTACCGGCCGCCGCATGCAGCGCCACCGCTCGCTTCCTGAAGCGCGGGTCGGTCGGGATGACGTACTCGGGATAGCGCGGATCGCCCTCGCCGACGATAGCGGTCGGCTTGTTGAAGACGCCCGGGGCCACGGGGAGCGTGCCGCCCTGCGCGAGGAGCGGCAGCTCCTTCAGCTTGGGCAGGCCCGGAATCCAGCCGAGGATCTTGTCCCAGGCCTTGACGACTCCGTGGTTCCACACGGTGTTGAGGACGAAGTTGATCGGGGCCTTCGTGAGGCCCTTGATCTTGTCCCAGGCCTTGCCGATCGCATCCTTCGCCGTGCCGAACGCGTCGGAGACCTTCCGGATGGCGGTCTTCAGCGCGTCGAAGGCAGGCTTGATGCCGACCTTCCACACGGTACTGATCGTGCCCTTAATGCCGTCCCACACCGGCTTGACGACCTTGTCCCGCAGCCATCGGAACACGTCACCTACGCCGCTGATGCCTAGCTCGAGAGCAGCGAACGTGGGCTTGATGATGTTGTCCCACGACCACTTGATTGCGGTACGGATGCCCTGCCACACCGGCTGAACGATCTTCTCGTTGAGCCACTTGAAGGCCGGACCCAGATGGACCGTGACCCACGTGACGAGATCGGCGATCACGGTCACGAGCCCAGCTACCCACCCGATCACCGTGGACAAGGCAGATGCGAACGCCCCGACGAAGAAGTCGGCGAGCTGCAGCAGCGGCGGCAACAGCCACGACAGCACGTTGATCGCCAGGCCCAGAACCAGCCCCACCAGCTGCGCGAGCGGCGGCACGATCGGCAGCAGCGCCAGAGCCAGTTGCACGCCCGCCTGGACGAGCTGCAGGATTGACGGCAGCAGCTGGATGAGCACGCCGGACGCCATCTGCAGCACCATGACCAGGATCTGCGTGAGCGGCGGCAGGATCGGAATCAGCGCGTCGACCAGGGACAGGAACGCTGTCGCCAGCGGCGGCAGCACCTGCGCGAGGGTCGTCGCGAACAGTGTGGCCAGCTGCCCGATGAGAGGGGCGATATCCCCGATGATCGGGGCGAGCTGATCGGCGAGCGACGCCCACACCTGCGACAGCGGGCCGATCATCGACAGCAGAGCGTCCGCGATCGCCACGAAGGCATCGCCCAGTGTCGGCAGGACGGGGGTGAGCGCGTCGAGCACCGTGGTGATCAGCTGCATGCCGACCGGGATCAGCGGCTGCAGCGCCCCCATCAGCTGCGTCAGCGCCGACGCGAACACGGTCGCGATCAGGCTTGCAGCCTGCCCGATCAGGTCGACCAGCGGCGCGAGGAACGGCTCCAGGGCCTGGAAGACCTGGGCGATGATGCCGCCGATAGTGATCAGGGCTGGGGTCAGTGCCTGCACGATCTGGGTGAGCGGGCCGACGAGTACGTCGACGAGCCCGGTGACCACGTCGATGATTGGCGTGAGCGCGGGCGCGAGCGAGTTGACGACGGCCGCGACCAGAGCGCCGATCGGCTGCAGCAGCGGGATTACCGCCTGGACGATCTGAACGATCGCCGTCCCGACCGTCACCAGGACCGGGCCGAGAGCCTGAATGATCGGCATCAGGGCCTGACCGAGCGCGGTCGCCACCTGCGCCAGCACGGGCCCGAGCACCGTTGCGATCTGTGCGATCGGCTGGGCGATGGCCGCGAGCAGCGGCACGAGCGCCTGCACAACCGACCCGATGACGGGCACGATCGCGCCGACGATCTGCGACACCGACGCGAACAGGCTCCGCAGGGACGCCTGCATCTGCGGGCTCTTGAGCAGGGTGTTCAGTTCGGCGAGGACGCCTCCGAGCACGCCAATGATCTGGCCGCCCGCATCGGAGGCGGCCTTGCCGATCGAGGAGATGACCCCCAAGGCATTGCCCAGAGCGGTGCCGAGCTGGCCGATCAGGGTGAACGCAGTGTTGATGGCGTCCTGCAGGCCTCCGGAGGAGAAGGCCTTGCTTATGCCGTCGGTGAAGTGAGTGATGAACCCGGAGACCTGCTTCAGCAGGCCGTTGAAAGCGGGCTGGGCGGCGACGGACAGTTGCCCGAACGCGGTGATCAGCTGCTTCGGGGTGTTCGCGAAGACCTTGAGGTTGTCGTTGGCGCCCTTCAGGATCTTGTCGAGCATGCCGCTCTTGGCCATGTCGGTGATGGCGCCGGCAGCGGACTTGGCGATGCTGTTCCAGATGCCGCCGGTCTCCGTCAGCCGCTTCTGCAGCACCGGGATCGTCGCCCCCGCAAGCGTCTTCACGGTGCCGTCCAGGCCCTTGAAGAGGGCGTTCTGCACCGACAGCCGCATGTGATCCCAGGCGGGCGCCAGAGCCTGCACCGCGCCCACGAACGAGCGGGCGTTCGGCGCCAGCTTGGCCATCGCCTGGTCGAGCTTGGTGGTCTGCGAGGCCGCGGCCTGCTGCGCTTCGCTGAGGGCCTGGGCGGCTTCTGCCACGCCGCGCTGGGCGTCCTCGATCTGCTTCTGCCCGTCCGCGCGCGCCTGCGCGACACCTGCCTGCGCGTCCGCGAGCGCGCGTTCCTTGTCGGCGACGTCCCGGTTCGCCTGCGCGATCTGGTCCTTGACCTGCAGAACCTGCTGGGAGCCCTCGACGCCCGCCTTGTTGGCCTTCTTGGTGTCCTCGGCGAGCCGCGCCGTCTCCGTGCGCTGCTCCTGCAGATTCAGCTTCGCCCGGTCGTAGGCCAGCTGCAGCTTCGCCAGCTCTTCCGGAGTGGTGCCCGGATTGGCGCGCGCCGCCGCCAGTTCCTTCTGTGCATCGGTCAGCCGGATCGCAGCGTCACGCTCGTCGAGCTGCGACTCCTTCAACCGGGTGTTCATGTCCTCCAGCGCCCGCGCGGCTTCCTCGCGGGCACCGTTCAGCTGGGCCTGCACATCGCGGGCGTTGCGCTGCGCGTCCGACAGATCCCGCTCGGCGGACTCCACCTGCTTCTCGGCATCCGCGACGCCGCGGGCCGCCTGCACGCGAGCGTCCGCGAGCGCGCGCTGCGCGTTCGCCAGACCCCGCTGTGCCGACTCGACGGCCTTCGTTGCAGAGGCCGCCGCCCTGGCTTCCGCCGTGTGGTCGGCGAACGCCGCCTTGAACGCGTCCCCGACTCCACTGAGTCCGAGCTTCAGCGCGCCGGCCGCAGCCCCCGCAGTAGCCAGAGCAGGAGCGATGGCCGCAGCTCCCGCAGCGACCGTCGACAGGTTCGCGCCGATGGCCACGCCAGCAAGCGCACCGATGCCCTTGAGGCCCACCCCGAACGCCTTGGCGAAGGCGGAAGCCCCGGAGCGGCCCGCGCTGGACGCACGCGTGTTGACGCTCCGGGACCAGTCGCCTTCGAACTCGGGCCGGATCGAGACGTACCCGCGCCCGACGAGGACACCACCAGCAGCCACCGCGCACCCCCTGTTACTGGTTCGCGGCGTTCTGGAAGACGGACGCCAGCTGGGCGGCTCCGGAGCCGTGACGGCCACCGAAGCGGATCACGTTGCTGCTCTTGCTGACCTTGACGCCCGGCCGCTCGATCGGATCCGGCGGCTTCAGACGGCTCGTCCTTTTCGGATCGCCGTGCAGCTTGATCTGGGCGTAGGTGTTCTCGCGGATCGCGTCGACGGCGTTCGCCAGGAGATGCCTGTCCAGCGTCCACGCTTCCTCTTCCGGCGTGGACCCGCGCAGCGCCCGCGCCGTTGCCGAGTCGGGCGGCAGATACCGCAGGAACACGCGCAGCTCACGCCACGACATCTCCCCGCGGTACAGCTCCAGCAGGGACCGGCCCGGCCAGTACCGGGCCATGTCCCACTCGACGGCCTCCCCGTGGTCCTCTAGGACGCGGCGGAGGCCGGCGATTCCCCCAGTTCCAGCCCGCTGCGCTTCTGCCACTCCTGGGCGACGAGCTCGATGTCCAGGAACGTGAAGCCGGCCGCGTACATCTCCTGCAGCTTTTCGGTACCGAGGACGTCACGCAGGACGCCGGGCACGTTGTTCAGGTCGCCGACGCGCTCCTGCATCTCGAAGGGCAGCAGGCGCATCGGCGGCAGCGTGAACTCGACGCCGTGCAGCTCGAACGTGGTCGGCTCCGGCAGGGCGTCCCGCTTCTGCTTCGCGATCGCGTCGAGGGAGACGACTTCGCGGCCGGCGGGCTTCTTACTCGTGGTCATGCGTTTCTCCTGCGGGTGTAGCGGGTTGGGCCCGGCAGACGCGACCCGCTAGGCACGTCTGCCGGGAGTTCTCATCAGGCCGCGGACCAGGCCGGGTCGCTGGACAGCCAGGTGGCGATCTCGGGCGCCGACGTGGCGTAGGCGGTCACGGTCATCTGCAGGGCCACCGCGTCGGAGCGGTGGACGCTGATGGAGCCCCGGTCGGTGATCTCACCTCGGGGGATGATCAGCCGGTTGGTGATGGTGCCGTCGACCCACTCCATGCCGAACGCGTACTCCTGCGGGCCCGGCGCCGCCGGAATGGACAGCTGGTGCACCGTCCCGGACACGTCCGTCATGGTCGCGCCGGGGAAGAAGGCGGTGATGGTGGCCGTCTTCAGCTCGATCGCGGTGAACTGCAACGTCAGGTCGAGGCTGGTCAGGACGCGGCGGACCGGGCTGAGGGACTGCCAGGCCTTGATGTCCTGCACGTCGGTGTTCAGCTCGATGCTGACGCCGTCCTCGGACATGTAGCCCAGGTCGAGCCACGCCGCACCCCACGCAGTGGTGAGATCCGTCGGGGCCGTCGACCCCTTCGGGGCCATGTAGATGTTGCCGTTGAGGCCGACACGCACGTTGTCGGAGTTGAGCGCCACGAATGCCTCCAGGCATGGCGAGGACCCGCGCAGCGCTCGCCGGCGGGTGAATGGATGGAAGAGCGGGTTGGGTTAGGCGGGGCGGACGACCATGCTCATCACGAGCACGTACCGCGGAATCGGGTCGGTCTCGGCCGACGGCTCATACGGCAGCCACACGACGCTGACCTCGGCCACGTCGTAGATGCGGGCGGCGCCCTGCACGGTGCCCTGTGCGGCAATAAGCTGCGCGGACACCGCAGCGACAAGGTCGCGGGCCTGCTTCTTGGTGGCGGCCAGGACGTCGACGTCGATGGTGCGGTCCGCGGTGACGGCTTTCAGGCGGGTGCCGCCCCCGCCCAGCGACACCGAGACGATCCCCGACGCCAGCTTGTCCAGCAGGTCCGAGGGCCATTCGGTGCCGACGATGGTTCCCGCAGCGAGCCGGGGCGGCTGCAGGTAGTCGACGACCACCTGCTCCACATCCGGCATGGCCGCCACGGGCAGCGTCACCGTCGCCTGCTCGGTTTCTCAGTCGCCTTCTCCTCGGCCGCGGGCTGCGGTTCGGGGCTGGGCTCCGGCTGCGGCGACTCGACTACGGCGGCGACGCGGCCGTCCCTGTCGAGAGCGGCGAGCTCTTCGGCGGAGACGTCGATCTCCTCGCCCGGCTGGTGGCCGTCGTGCCAGTGGGCGAGCTTGATTCGGGGCATCAGGTGCTCCTCAGGGCGTCTAGGGCACGCCCGAGCGTGCGAGTTTTCGGTGAGTGGCCCGTCTGCGGCCGGTCCCGGGAGGTGGCCGGACGGCCCGAGCCGAACTCGACCTGCAGCGCCCATGGGGCGGTGGCGCCGAACTCGGCACGCCAGCCGCTCGGACTCTCGGAAGCGGCGGAGTAGATGCTCGCCACGTACTCGCCGTGCCGCTGCACCGCCGGATCGTAGGTCGGGCCCGTGTACTTCGGGGCGATCGCGCGGGCCACGTCCGCGCCCCGGTCCGCAGCCCCCTTCAGCGCATCCCGCATGCCCGGCGAACGGGCCAGCTCTCGGTACATGGCCGGGTTGGGCACGTAACGGAACGAGGTGCGGGCCACTAGGCCACCTCCCGCAGATCCGCTTCCACGTGGTGCACTCCCCCACCGGGCGCCGGCCAGCGGGCCACCTTGCCGACGACCTGCAGCATCATCCCGTCGAACTCGACCCGATCGGTTTCCCGCAGGTCCAGATCGACGCCGCGCGGCGTGTACAGGCGCCAGCCGGTCACCGTGACCTGCCGGTCGTCGGTCTCCTCGGTGGAGCCGCCGGACGGCTGGACGTTCACCCCGGACACGGGCGTGCGCGTGGCGCCGGCGGCCCAGTCAGGTTTCTCGTTGTGGTACTCGTCGACGATCGTGCCCGGACGGACGATCACCAGGGACTGCTGGTAGAGCATCCGACACTCCCGATCCTGACCGAGCCCGCGGTACGCCGGTACCGGTCCAACACCTTCTGCTCGGTCTTCGACAGCAGCACCCCAAGTGCCTCACCAGTAGCGGGGATCAGGTAGGTGACGGACTCGCCGCCCACCGTCTCCGACCGCACCTGGCTGGGGTTGACGAGGACCCGGTTGACGGCCTGCATCACGATCGCCTGAATGTCCCCGGGCACCGGATCCCAGCCGTGGGTGTAAGTGACGGTCACCTGCGGCGGCTGGTGCGCGGCCGGCGGATAGTTCCACCTCCAGGGCCGCAGCAGGAGTTCGTTCTGCTTCAGCCACCAATACACCGTGTCCACGCCGTCGATCTCGACGGACGTCACGGACTCGACCGGGCGCTGCGGCAGGGTCACCGCGCCCGCATAGCCGTCCCGCAGCGGGTCAAGGCGCCGCAACGTGAACGTGTCCGTTGTCGTCGCCTTGGTGATGTCCTGCCGGGCGTAGGCGCGGACGACGCTGGACGCCTGATCCAGCAGAGCCTGCGCCTGCTGCTCCTGCTCGGGCGTGAACGTCCGCCCGAGCAGGGTGGCGAGGTCGGCCACCGTCGCCAGCGAAGGAAGCACAGCCACGGCGGCCTCCCGTCACTCGTCGCCGTCGTCGGCCTCGGCCGCCCTCAGGACACCGGTCACGGTGTAGGCGTCATCGTCGGCGTCGTCGACACGGTCGCCCGTGTAACCGACATGCCAGCCGCCTCGCTCGTGCACCTCGTCCGCGAACGAACGCGCCTCTCCCTGCGGCTCGCTGGTCTCCTCGGTCTTGGCCGGCTCCTCCGGCTTCTTCGCTGCGGTCTTGCGTGTGGCTGCCATGTCAGCCCCTCGCCCTCTGATCGGCCCGCGTGTAGGTGTTGGTCAGCCGGTCCGGTGTGGCCGTGCCCGCGTTGACGGCGGCCACGGTGTACGTCTCCGACTCGGCATCCGACTCCGGCGACCAGCCGTTGAACCCGTAGGCCTGCGGCAGGGCCCGCCCCAGCGTCACCGACGGGCTACCGGAAGCGGTGGCCGCCGCCGACAGGGTGGCGGCCGTGTCCGAGGTGACCGTCTGGATCGTGGCGCCGGCCGGGATGCCGGTGCCGGTGATGGTGCGCCCGGCATCCTCCTCCTGGAAGGTGTTGCCAGCCGCGGTGATGTTGGCGCTGGCGTTGGTCGTGGTGACCGTGACCGTGCGCGCCTCGTTGCTGCGTCCTGCGACCATGGCTCAGCCTCCTTACGGCTGGTCGAGGCGGGCCACCGGGTAGCGACTGGCCTCGGTCGGCTGGTCGTTGTTGATCGTGTTCGCGACCTGCCAGCCCATCCGGAACGTGAGGCGGACGGCGGTCATGTCCTGCTGGGCCAGGTTGTAGATGATCGCGCCCGTGTTGTCCTGGATGACGGCCTCGGTCAGCACCTTCATCGTGATGTCCTGGCGGACACCGACCACGAACTGCGACCAGTCGCCGACGAACAGGGCCGGGGAGCCGGTGGTGGCGGAGAATAGACCGCGCATCGGGTAGACGACCGGCAGACCGTCGATCGAGTTGAGGTTCCCCGCGACACGGGACTCGTCGAGCTTGCGGCCCTGACTGTCACGGCTCTTGCGGAGCTTGGACTTCACCGCGGTGGAAGCGACGAAGCCCGTGGCCTCATAGCCGTCCGCCTCGATCAGACCGTAGGCGTTGTCGATGTCGCCGAAGAACGCACCGGCCGTGCTCGCCGAGTTGGCGGTCGCGCTGTTGCCCGCGGCGGTCGCGGCGGCAGCGACGTTCGACGGCCACGAGCCCGGCGCGTTGGTGCCGAAGAAGACGGCCGCGTCGAGAGTGCGCCCCATGGCCTCCGTCATCAGCGGCATGGCCTCGTCCCAGATGTTCGCGTCGACGTCGGCCAGGACGTTGTCCGGGACCGGCATGATGACCGCGATCTCTTCGACGTTGAGGTACTTGTTCGTCCAGTTGACCTCGGTCGTCTGCTTCAGACCGGTGTCGCCGGTGACGAAGTAGGCCGTCGGCAGCGCGGACAGGACGGGCAGGCGGACCTGGTTGCGGCCCACCGGGATCCGGCGGAACAGGCTCAGCACGGCGGACTGCTCGATCGCCTTGCCGAGCATGGCGGTCGAGACTTCCTCGGGGACGAGGGCTGCGGCGTCGGTGCGCGAGGTGATGTTGTTGTACGGCACGGCTCAGTGCCTCCACTTCCAGATGAGATCCGGCCGGGACGAGCCGCGCCGGGTAGGGGTCAGAGCCCTGCCGCTCGGCGGATCAGGGCGTTCATGTCGGTCGGGGCGGCGGCTGGCTTGCGCACGCCGCCGTCGTAGCTCGGGGTGTTGCGCTGCTGCTGAGCTCCGAGAACTTCCAGAAGAGAGTCCGCGTCGGCGGTCATCTCCTCCTCGGTCGCCCCCTGCAGGCGGGACGCGAGGTTCGCGGGCAGATTCTTGGCGGCAGCCACCTTGAAGCGCAGCAACTGCTGCTCGGCGGATGTGGCGCGCTGCTCGGCCGCCGACTTGGCCTCGGCAAGCTTCTGCGCCTCGGTCTTGTCGCGGTCCTGGAACTCTTGCAGCTGCCGGGTCAGCTCTTCGAGCTGCTTCTGCTGCGACTTGGCCGCCCGTTCGGCTGCGGTCCGGGCCTTACGCTCGGCCGTCAGTGCCTTCTGTCCGGCATCGCCGAGACCGGCGGTGACGTCGTCGTGCTGTCCGGTGTCCGTCGCGGATCCGGTGTCGTCGGTGACGTCGGTGGTGCTGGTGTTCTCGTCAGCCATCGCGGCTGTCCTTCCGTTCACCCCGCCCTCGCGGCGGGGACACTCAAGGCGGCTAGACGATGTAGCCGTACCGGCGTAGCAGCCTCAGCTGCTCAGCCCGGTTGTCAGCGATCCGGAGAATCTCCTCCGGCATCAGGCGCGGGGTCGTCACTCGCGAGTACCGATGGCCCGGGAAGCGGGCGAACTCGCCGCCCGCGCGGCGCATCCGTGAGCCGTACAGGCCCCGGCGGGTCGTCCCCTCCGACGTCGTCTGCAGGGTCCGGCCGGCCATGTGCGCTGTCGCCATGCCGCGGCGCGCATTCACGACCTGGCCCACATCGGCCCCGGATCGAATGGCGTCCGCGCCGGCCACGGTGAACACCCGGCGCTGCTCGGCCTCCGGCATCCGGTCGAACAGCTCCGCAGGCGTCGGCACGCTCGGCCAGTCCTTCTCGCGTAGCGGCAGCGTCTGGCAGTCACAGTTCGGATGGCGGAGGAAGCCCTCGCTGCGGCTGTACATGCGGCCCGACAGGACGATGCAACGCGAGCAGGCGGGCAGTTGCACCACCCGCACGTAAGCGACGCAGCTCGGGCTCGCCGTCATCGCCACCTGGTCCGCAGACCGGGCCGTATCCGCGACCGCCGTCGACGCGTACCGGGCCATGTCGGCAAGCCCGCCGAGCATCGCCTCGTCCGCCGTCATCCCGGCAGCCAGACGGCGCCTCACACCGATCGCGGGCAGGAACAGCAGCGTCTCCAGCGGGCCGCCGTCCGGAGCGATCCCCGCGAACGCCGCAGCTACCAGCGTGGCCTCCGCGAGCGCCGAACCGCCCTGGGCGGCCATCTGCGCGGCGATGTACGCCTGCGCCGCGTCCGCCACCGTCAACTGGCCTTCGGCGACCGCCGACACGATCGCCGCACCGGCCTTGCCTTCCAGGTCGGACTCGATCGACGCAGCGGACATTCCCTTCCACAGCTGCTGGATCTGCTCGACCACCGAGCGGATCACCGAGGTCACCTGCTCGTAGCGGGTACGCCCCAGCTCAGCCGGCGTTGCCATCGGCCGCCGCCGGGTCGGTCACGGGCTGCTCCGGTGCAGCCGGATCGGGCTTGGGCCCGAACAGGCTCGCCGGGTCGCCACCGAGGATCCTGGCGGCCTGCTGGTCGGCCTGCTCACGCCACTGCGCGATCTCCGTCTGCGAGGCACCCCAGCGCTCCCACAGCGCCTCCCGCGGCACACCCAGCGTGGACATCTTCACCAGCGCATCGACGAGCTCGCCCTCGGTGCGGAACTCCGGGTTGTGCCAGATCACCTCGATAGCCGACAGGTCCCGGTCATCACCTGCGGCCATCAGGTACAGGCGGACGACCTCCTCGATCGCCTCGCCGAACGGCCGCTGCC